TTTACCATTAAAAGTAGTCCAATCTGTGCTTGTAAGATAACCATTTACGCTAGTTGTGGCAGCAGCCATGCTAATTGCTGGAGTAGTACCACCACTAGAAACAACAGGAGCAGTACCAGTTACAGAAGTTACTGTTCCGCTACCTTTATTGTTAAAAGTAGTCCAATCGGCTGCACTTAAAGCACCACGATTAGTGGCTGAAGCTGTAGGTACATTAAGAGTAATAACAGGAGTTGTAGTTCCTGTAGCTACAGTAGAACTTAAATCTGTGCCTGTAGTGCCTAAAGTTAAAGCAGCTACAGAAGTAACCGTTCCTGTATTACCAGTTAGCAATACTCCATTAGCCGTTACTGTGCTTGCAAAAGTAGCTTTTGAGTCTTGGTCAATGGTTAATGCTGTGACTTGAGTAGTCGTAGTATTTGGAGTTACTTTAACTACGGCCTTTGCGCCTCTAGCTGTAGCTCCCCATACTTCGGTTGTTACACCCTCTAATGAAACTTGTGGGTAAGCGTCTGCTGAAGTCGTACCATAACCTGCAAGTTCAAACTTACCTAGACTATCCCCACTTATAGGTGCTTGTGGAGCAGCTACAGTTCCCCTAAACTTACTTACTCTAATAGATGAGCTATTGGCATCGCTAGAATAGCCACGCATAGCAATGCGAGATAATGAATTATTGTCTCCCACTGCCCTCATTAGAATAGTAGGTACAGTAGCTGTATTAATGCCAATGTGCCCAGTAGTTAAAATATTAGGTGCAGTAATGTCACCAGTAAATGTATTGGCTTCATCTAACTTAGGAAAGTCATTGAGACTTGCTGCTACCAAACGAAGAGATACTACAGCCCCTGAAGCAAAGATAGTTCCTGTAGTTCCGTCTTGTCCACGAACAATAGTAAATGTAGTTCCTGATACTGCAGTTACTTTAACAATTTCAATAGTTGTTTGTGTAGCAGCGTCAGCTAATGTGCAATAGAAGTATTGTGAACCTGTAGGTGCAGGAAAGCCTGTCGCAGATGTAACAACCATCGAAGTTGCTACAGCAGTAATACCACCATTTAAAGTGGTATTACAGTTGTTTGCAAAAAGCATATTAGCCATATATATTTTCTACAAAAATAAATTCAATTACATCGCCAGCATTTAAACCAGATAAAAAAGTAATTACAGACACTGATGTTTCTGTATAATTTAAGCCATTAATTTGTTTACTTCCGTTTACATAAACAGACAAAGCATTATAACCTACTAAATAAGTAAAAGAACCTATATTAAATACTGTTTGATTTTGAGAAGCTATTTGATATTCTTGAAATACTGTAACAGTGTCTCTACTAGTAGCAAATAGATTTAAACTACCAGCAGTAATCCGTAATTCAACATTATCACTAATATTAAAAATTTGTGGCTGTGTTCCTTCTTGACCACGAACAACAGTTAAAACATCTCCTACACGTGCTGTACATTGTACTATTTCAGCTATTTCAGGATTATTAATTTGAATTAATGTCAACATAAAGTAGTTACCACCAGTAGGTGATGGGAAGTAACTACCTGTTCCTGCAGTAATCTGTAATACTGTGTCAGTAGGTGTAATAGCCTTGGCTAAAGCAGTAGCAGCATTGTTGGTAAATAGGGGTTTTGTTGTCATGGAGTTATCCTAACGTAAACGTGTTAACTGGGTATCCGTTAACCAGTTTATTAATGGAATATGTTCTTATGTATTGGTCTTGTGGTTCTGGTCTTGTCCAAGGAGGTGCTTGGTAATCTGCTACACCACGAACAAAGTCTTGTGGCTGTCTGGGTTCCCAATCATCAGGGCAGACCTTAAGACCGTCCCAACGTTGACGTAAGTCTGTAGCACGCATCTTACGACCACAAGCGTCGCAAAGTACTGCCCAGTCACCACGGTCATAACGAGAAAAATAACTCATACTTGAGAAGCGTCGTAGATAGTTAAGTCACCTACACCAACATAGGTGTTTCCTAGTGATGTAGTAATTGTCATCTCTAGACGATAGGTTACTTCAGCTAAGCCTGCAACTACTCGTTGGGAAGCAGTCTTATTAACAATAATGGCAGTAGACTGTAGGATAGAAGAAGGACTAGGGTCTACTCCGTTCATCACAATAACAGTACAAACTGCCGTCAGAATAGTTTCTGCAGCAGTTAGAACCTGCGTAAAGTCAAAAGTGAACAACTCACTTTCAGTAGTAATTTTATAAGAAAAGGACTCAGCCATGTTTCTTCCATAACATTATAACACGATTTTTAACAAAAGTCAAAGTTTTATCAGCCTTTTCGACTAAAATATCTCTGTCTTTAACTACCATTGTCATTAATTTCTTAGGCCCGACAATGAAGGTAAACTTGGCTACAGCTCCAAACTTCTGGATAATAGCAGGGAAAAGCTGGACTATTGAGGTGCTGATTACCGCTAACAGCTTACCTACACGTCTTAAAAGAGTTGCTGTAGAAACAACTAATACACTTAATGTCCTTAGAAAAGCTTTTGCAATACTAGCAGTAGATGTAACTGTTACAGACAATAACTTAAAGAAAAAGAAGTTCTTTAATATAGACACTGTGCTTGTAACTGTTCTTGTAATGACTTTTAAGAAAGCTATAGACTTTGCTATAGTTACTGCACTTACTACTACTTGGTTAATTGTCTTAGTAATACTCTTAAACAAACTAGGCAAACCAGTTACTACAATGTTCTTAGTTATTGCTATAGCCTTTTTCAAGGATACTACAGTTACTTCAGTCACAGAAAGCAGTACTAAATGAAATGAACTTTCTGTTAAAACTACTATAGCTACTTCGCTAATAGTAGACATTATCTTTTTAATAGCTCTGCTTATTGTGACAAGACTATTAACTGTTACAGCTAAAAGCTTATTTGGTATTTTAACCAAAGTAGCTAGTGAAGTAACAATAACACTTAATGTTCTTGTAATTGCTTTTGTAATACTTAATACTGAAGTAACAACATATAAAAGAGTTCTTAAATATGCTATTACTTTAGTAATGGTACTAGTACTCGTAGAAGTAACACTTAATGTAGGCGTTAACGTGATGTTATCACTTGCATCGATTGCTACTCTATTTATACTAGAACCATTTATTGCCATTAGCTAAACTGTACTTTGAATGTAAAAGCAATACTATCACCGTTATTCAAAGCAATACCTGTAAAGTCACCCTTTACAAACAAGTTACCAGATGTAGAAGCATCAAATAAACCAGCATTCGTGATTGTCTCAGTCGTACCAGCAGTCTGTGTTGCAACTACTTGGAATGTATCATTTGTAGTAGATGTTGTTACCTGAGATACAGTACCACTAACTCGTGGAAGTACCTCAGTAAATAATGTTGTATCCGTAGCACCAGTAGTACCTGCACCAGTTCCCCACCCGACATATTGAGGAACAGTACCACCGCTATTTAAACGGCTAGTAATAATAGCCCTACCTGTATTGACTAGTAATGTAGCCATTTTTTAATTCTCCAGATAAGTCTCTTGATTGGATTTTGATGATAATAATCTATAACGCCAAGTTCTTCCACACTGCCGTCAGCACGAGTGATGGTGGCAATTAATTGGATTTCCTTAGCGTTAAGATTAGTATTCATCATGTGTGTTGCTTAACCAACTCAAGAATAATTGTAAAAGTCAACGTTTGTGCTGTTCCTTCGTAGTCAAAGCTTGAAGTAATACCGCCTGTAGGTGCTGGTGTACCATTATTAATGATACCGCCAAAACGGAAAGCATCTACTTTACCACGACCTGCTAAGTTCCAGATAATTTTATTACTGGCAGCAGTTGTATCTTCCCATAATAAATTAACTGTCAAAAGGTCTTCAACGTCATAAATAATCTTGTTAATACGGAGGCGATTAGCCTTTACTCCGTTAATATCAAAATCACTTAATAAAGAAGGAAGAACAATTTGTTTATAAGTTGCATCAGTCGTTGTTAAAGTACCTTCATACTTAATAACTACGTTACGTGGGCCGTCTACTAACGTTTGAATCGATGTAGTAGTTGTCATAGTAGCCCCTTATTAACGTGTAGTTTCTTCGGCAATAATAGCGTAGTCGATAGTAACTGTCTCGGTAGCAACTGGAGTCAGACCAAAGAAAGGCGACATTAAAGCGTTACTGATAGTAGTACTAGCAGAACCGATAGTAACACCTGATACACGAGCAATCATGTTGTCAGAAACAAACACTTGCAAGTCAGTACCATCGTAGTAGAAACCTACGTCAAGGTACGTATCAGCAGCAACAGTAGTAATACCTGTAAGCAATGTTGTAGAAACGTTGTTAACTACAGAAACCAAGTTCAAAGAAGTTGAAGAAGCTGGTTTGGTAAAGTATAGACGGTCAGTAGTAGCAATAGTGCCACCGCTAACTTTAGACATACCAAAGTTCAATACCATAGCACCTGCAATAGCAGAAGCTTTTAGACGGTGTAAGAACCAGAACTTATTGCCTGCAATAAACTGGAACGAAGCAGCAGTACGATACACAGAAGCAGCAGTAGCGGATACTGGTGTCAAAACACCAATACCGTTTAAGCCATCAGCCAATGCAAAAGCAGCACCGCCAGTGATTGTACGAGCAGCAGCAGCACCTAAGTCTGTGAAGTCATTTTGATATGTAAATACGCTTACGCCTGGGTCAGACGTGGTATGGAAAGGGTCTGGCAATGGATAATCGCCTAGTGGTTTGCCTTTAGCAACGGTGGCAAGACCGTATGTAAATCTTGTTGGTGTGCCCATTTGTATCTCCTAAAAGTGATGGGTTCACGTCAATTAAGACGTTTAGGATAAGAAAGTGTTACGAGTGATTTTTAATACTAGCTACAGGAGTCATGCGTTTCTTTTTAACGCCAGACAACTGACCGCCTTGATTCTCTACTGCTTGGGTGTTACCGAGACCTTTTGGTGCTTTTGCTTTTGGAGCAGCCATATTACTAGGCTTATCTTTAACAACTGCGTTCTTAGGCTCTTTAATAATTGGATAGTCCATTATTTATTCCTAGTAAGGCGGTGAGGAAAGAAACGTTTTAAGTTCCTAACCCCACCATTATAACATAATCTAGTTCTCTTGTAAAGAACTATTTAGTCATTAATCTAGTAAATAGTTGATAGCTTCTGCAAGAAATTTAGGATTATCTCTAAAATTACCTAAACCTTGATTACAGCTCATACACAACAATCCACGAACTTTCTTAGTTGTATGGCAATGGTCTACTGCCAGATTTCTAGGTTGTTTCGTTCTGTTATCTATGACTGTTTCAGGGCTTTTGCATATCATACAAACACCGTTTTGTTTTTCTAACATTTCGTTGTACTGTTCTAAAGTAATGCCGAAGCTTTTCTTTAAATCAGTACTTCGTACTCTGTTAGGATATTTTAAGCGGTATTGCTTTTGATAAGCAGCAGCTTTAGCTTTTTTATCCATAATTTCTTAAGAATCAACTACTTACAATCAAGGACCATTCACGCCATACACAGCACGTGGGTCTGACCAACCGAAACTATAACGCTCATAGCCTTTAGCTTTAGCATTCATAGTGTCAAAGTCATTGTCTTGGTCAAATGTGATACCAACACGTTCATAGTATTTCATACCATTTTGGATGTTAGTACGCAAGAACCAAGCATGTGGACTTGTAAGGTAATGGTTCATAGTGATACCTTCTGGGATGGCATTAGTTGCCTTCAGAACGTTGATATCGTTATTTGCAGTACCTGATTGGAATACAGACTTCAGAATGCGGTTAGCGTTGTACCATTCTTGACGAGCTACAATCAAAGAACGTGGCATTACGTTAATCAACAAACCACGGTCATTTTGGAAACCCATGATTGCGATTGTTGCATCTTCCAAAGAAGCTTCGGAGAGGTCAACAGACACAGTAGGGGTATTAGCAAAAGTACCACCAGAAGTATTTGGATGAGCTGTAGAGCACAAAGGTTGAGCATCACCACCTGTGTAGGTAGCATTGAACGCACGATTGTAAACGTTAGCACCAATATTTTCTTTGGTTTGACGGAAAGACATAGCTAAAGCAGCAGCACGACGCTTAGAAACTTGCTCATACAAATTGTCATCCAACTCTTCTTTAGTTACGATGTAACCAAGAGCGTATGCAACGTGTGTGTAGCGAGTTACGAAACCTTGAACTTCTGAATCATACTGAACG